ACCAGGTAATAGTGAAAAGATTAGAAAAAGATTATTAAGCAATAAAAAATTAAATGATTACTTTGCGTATTTCAACAATCGTAATTATGAATTAATGGGTACAACACACGAATATCTTCGTGCAAAATTAAAAAGAAAGGATGGTCTGAAATATGTCTTTTAATCACGTAAATTATGCTGAGTTACCTGAACTTACAACTGAAACAATAGATAAAAAAAGATATTATGTGACACCAGAAGGAAACAAATATCCGTCTATCACTACTGTTTTATCTAGTAGAAATAAAAAGGGATTATTTGAATGGCGAAAAAGAGTTGGTGAAGAAGTTGCAAATTATGTGGCAAGAACTGCAGCTGCACGTGGAACTAAAGTTCATCAAATGTGTGAAGACTTTTTGAATAATCAAGAAGTATCAAAAGATAATTTTTTAGCATCCTGTCTCTTTGGACAACTTAAACCAACATTAGAAAAGAGTATTGATAATATACATTTTCAAGAATGTGGTTTATATTCTGATAAACTTGGTGTTGCTGGACGTGTTGACTGTATTGCAGAATACAATGGTAAACTATCTGTTATAGATTTTAAAACTTCATCAAAAGAAAGAAACGATGAATGGAATCAAAATTATTACATCCAAGCATCAGCATATGCTGAAATGTATGAGGAAAGAACAGGTATTCCTATTACACAAATAGTTATTTTAGTAGTTACTGAAGACGGAACTGTTCAAGAGTTTGTAAAACAGAAAGAACAAAAATACTTAGATCAATTAACAATTACAATAAAAGAATTTAATGAAAATTTATAGTGTCGCTTTTGGTAAACATGACCACAATACGTATGATGGTGTTTGGCATAATCAAATAGAAAGACACTCACGACTAAAACATAATATACCAAAACATAAAAATTCTACAAAACTAAATCGAAAAGATAATACCGCAGGTTTACAATTTTATGAAAAATATTGGAATCCACAATCACATGAAATATTTGCATTTACAACCACTGTTGGTGGAGTAAATCATATTACACCAATGCAAAAATTAGAAAATTTTATGGATTGGAAACCCAATCATTTGTGGGATTATAAACTTGAAAATAATTTATATTATATCGATCATCATCAATCTCATGCGGCATATGCTTATTTGATGTCAGGTTTTAAAGAATCAGATATCTTAGCAATCGATGGCAGAGGATACAAATATAATACTGTATTTTTTGATAAGAATGGAAAAGTACATAATCTTAATTTATATGTGGGTACGATATGGGATTGGTTTTCAAAAAAAATAGGATTTGGTGTTTATGGTGAAAGTAAAGTTATGGGTCTGGCCGCATATGGAAAATACAATGTTGAAGTTCATATGTTATTAGATAAGTTTTGGCATACAAATGAATTAGAACCATATGAAGAATATGAAAATATAGTCAATACTGTTAAACATGAAGACATAGCATACACTTTACAATATGCGACAGAGGAAATTATATTTGATACTATACCAAAGTATAAAACATCTGATAATTTATGTATTTCGGGTGGTGTTGCATATAATGGTTATGTAAATGAAAAGTTTACAAAAGTATATGATAATGTATTTGTACCACCAGCACCCGGTGATGAAGGACAAGCATTAGGAACATATTTACATGCTGATTATACACTAAACAAAAATATACATGTGCCAAATGTTTATGCAGGTAAAGAATATAATTACACCGGTAAAGAAAAAGTAAATATAAAAGAAGTGGCACAAGCAATTGCAGACGGAAAAATTATTGGTTGGTTTCAAGGGAAATCAGAAAGTGGTAATCGTGCATTAGGCAATAGAAGTATCTTGGCTGATCCTAGAAATCCTAATATAAAAGATATAATTAATCGAACTATAAAAAAAAGAGAAGATTTTAGACCATTTGCACCATCAGTTATGATCGAACACTATAAAGATTTTTTTGATACAAATCAATCATCACCATACATGTCAAGAATTGTAAAGGTTAAATCTGATAAGATACCTGGTGTTACACATGTTGATAATACCTCTAGAATACAAACAGTCAATTCAAAAGACAATCCTAAGTTTTATGAACTTATTAATGAATTTTACAAAATAACAGGAATACCTATGGTTCTTAATACAAGTTTCAACTGTCAAGAACCTATTGTAGAGACACCTGAAGACGCAATTAATACTTTTAATAACACAGATTTAGATATCTTAGTAATCAATGATTTTATTGAAAGAAAAGGGTTGACAACTCATTAAAAGTATGGTATAAATATAACTGAGGTCGTTGAAGTCTTGAAGAACGCTTCTTAGGACGAGGGGGCGGTACCCTCCACCTCCACCAACTTAGATAAACCTCGACTTAGGGGGTGAAATAGGGTTGACTGGTAGTAAGTATCTAGACTGAGATTTCACAATTATAAATGCAGATCAATACGATTATGCAATGGCTGCCTAACTAGGTAGTCGGGGTTTGTTCGGTGTACCTGGCAACAGAAACACCGACTGCACAAAGGAGTATATTATGGTAGATATTTTATTTTATTCATTTATTATTGTATTAGGTTTACTTGGTATTGCAGCGACATATTTAAGTAATGCTGATAAAAAAATTAAAGAAATGAAATCATCGTTTGAAGAAATCGAGAAAAAACTTGCAAAATCGAAAGTAAATCAAAAAAGAAAAAAAGCATATCAGAAAAAAACAAAAAAAATTAAAAAAGTTAAAAAGAAAAAGTAGTGGATATATTAAAAAAAACACCAAAGATTTTTTCTTTGGAAATAGAGAAATTAGCATCTGATAAAAGACTTAGTCATTTAGATGCTGTTCTCTATTATTGTGACAAAAATAATATTGAGGTTGAAAGCGTTAGTCGTCTTATTACCAAAGGTTTAAAGGATAAGATTGAGGCAAATGCAAGAGAGTTAAATTTATTACAAGGTGACATAGGAGTTGGTAAACTGCCTGTTTAATGGATGCGGCCGATACCTTTTTAATGTACTGTGCGATCAAAGCACATTTCAGTAAAGAAAATTATGACTATCACAAATTTGGTGGAAAAACTAAAATAAAAAGAGACAGTTTCTATAAAAGAAAAGATAGATTTTTCTTTGCAAGATTATCACGAAAATATAAAACAAAAGAAGAAATAGAAGCATATTTGGTATCCAATTATGTTGCATGTAAAGGTGGTTGGGTAGGAAAGTTTGAAGATGATGTATATACAGAATGGAAAAGAAAAACACAATCATTAACTTATACATTTATTAATGAAATGACACCATATGCTGATCAGTTTGAAGAATTATTTGAATGGGGCGATACTCACCCCTTACTATTAAGAGAGTATCTTGGAAAACGTTTGTCTATGGAAACCATGATTATATTAGATGAATTAACACACTTTCAGAAAAAGTGGGATGACAATGATGTAATTTGGAAGGACGTAAAAAATATTATGAATAAGTATAAAAAGTTCTTGACAATAGACAAAAATAAGTGTAAAGTAAAGCTAATTAATCTAATAAAGGAATAAATCATGTCTGATTTAAAACAAGCATTTGAAAACATCGGCGTTGATGAAGTGGAAGTGGCAAAACAAACCATTATCACACAACAAGAAACAATCAGAGAATTAGAATTTGATTGTGCAATGTTGCAACGTCAATTAAGTGACATGGGTCATAAGTTTGCTAAATTGACAAACAGACCTTTTAAGAAACCATTTGTAAAGAAGCAGTGAAACACGATCACAGACTTTTTACGATAGGTTGCTCATTTACCAAATATGATTGGGATACATGGGCAGATTATGTAGGTTCGTTTTACAAAGAACACATAAATCTAGGGGCACCCGGAGCAGGTAATCAATTTATTGCAACAGAACTAACTGAAGCAATTTTAGATTATGATATAACTCCAAAGGATAGAATTGTTATTCAATGGAGCAGTTGTCAAAGAGAAGACAGGTATTTAAGTAAAGTAGATTCTAATTTATTTAAGTATCATTACTGGCGAATAGAGGGTTCCATGTATAATCAAGAATTTTATAGTAAAGAGTGGGTTGAAAGATATACAACAAAGGAACATTTCGTAAAAAGAGATTTTATGTTAATACACAATATGTTTAATACATTAAAATATCTCAAAATACCTTTTGTGATGACATCGATGATTGATATCTTTCCACCTTTTTTTGAAAAAAATATAATAAAATTATCTGTGAAGTACGCAGAAATATTAAATGAAATAAAACCATCTATGAAAAAAGTTATATTCAAAAATATATGGCCTAACAAAAAAGATGCACATCCTACAACTGAAGAACACGTGATGTATGCAAATGATCAATTGCAAGGGGTTATAAAAAATGAGTGGTAAACACTTTGTTTATGGAAATGGTGAAAGTCGAAAAGGCTTTCCTGTAAAGAACTATGGAGGTGTCTCTTGGGGTTGTAATGCAATCTATCGAGACACCCCGGTAGACAATCTTGTTGTATTGGATTATGCAATGCAAGGAGAGGTTTACGATAGTAGTTATGCAGAACAATATCAATGTTGGTTTGCAGATTGGAATCCTGTACCTGCTGATTCTTTTATGCTGTCAACATTCACACAAGATTTTACATCTGATCAAATTTTTAAATACGGATTTGATGGTGGTGGAACTTGCGTTATTAATGGATCACATCCAACAGTAGTGCAACAAAGAATAAATGCCATTAAAGATGATTTTCCTCATCTTGATCCCAAAGACTTGGCGATTAAAATGAAGAAAGATATAGGTTTGCATATAATTTTTGACAATCCTGAGCGAGATAAAATTAAACCAATTGAAGAACCTAAAGATTGGTCGGCTGGAACAACAGCAGTTCATCTTGCTTGTCAAAATGGTGCAAAAGAAGTGTATATGTTTGGATTCGATTTATCCTCATACGATGAACGTATAAATAACATATACAAAGGAAGTAAAAATTACTTGCCCGAAACTGCAAAAGGATTTAATACTTCCATGTGGCGTTCTCAACTGTACATGACATTTAGAGAATTTTCAAATGTCAAGTTTAAGTGGGTAGGAAATGATTTTAGATTTGTAACTGATTCTAAAATTATGGACTGTGAGAACGTTGATCTATTAACATACGATAACATAGGAGACATACGATGACATTAGATAACATTCGTAAGAATAACTCTCTTGACAAACTACTCGGTGCTGTCAAGACAGAAAACCAACCTCAAGAAAAAAAATCATACACTGATGAAAGGATTTGGAAACCAGAATTGGATAAGTCTGGCAACGGATATGCTGTTTTGCGTTTCTTACCTGCAGTGCATGGTGAAGACTTGCCTTGGGCGAAGGTTTACTCTCATGCATTCCAAGGT